GTGCGGTAACGCCTCCATCAACTTCACCATCCAAGGTGACTTCGAAAGAGCCGTCATTCCAGCTTTCATTCACAGAATCCCAATCAACCTGTCGGCCACTATTCCTATCAAGGGAATGGACATCAACAGCAAACGGGAATTCGGAGATAACGCTGGTTGTACTTGTACCCATGTGATTCTCCTTTTATACGATTTCTACTCTTTACTATCTAGCGGACCCTTGGTCTTTTGCCGTTCCTCACGGCGTTCAAGGTGTGCATCCAAAACCGACTTTGGTTTGGTGGAATCCCCCTTACCTCTTTGCTTAACAAACTCAGTCCCTTGAGTAGTGACAGTGGTCTGAGTGGTTCCTCCATTCTCAGGTTTCAAAGCTGGTAAGAAATTTTCCCAATTGGCTTTTGCGTACTCGTCAATTCGGATTGCTTCTTTGCCTTCACCCGGGAGGACAACAATGTATTTCGTTACCTCGCCATCGATGGTCTCATCCTTCTCTTCGAACTTGAGCTCTCCGGCAAGCTTATTGAAAACACTGGGCTCATAGCCAGCGGTTTTCGCTACTTTGGCAAGGACTTGACTACGTTGCATGGTGGTGAAATCTGTGGAAACTTTCCCGATCTCTTCTAGTGTACCCATTTCCTTGTACTTCGCCAGAAGTGCTGCATCATCTTTGCTGATGAGCGTTTGATCTTCTGGTACATCACTGGACTTCTTTAGTTCAGTAACCTCATCTTGAAGCTTTCTACGATCTGCACGAAGCTCAAAGTTTTCCGAGTACAACTTCAAAGAGGCCTGCAATGTGTCTTCCCCTTCACGCTTCAGCAAATTCATGAAGCCCTCGGGGACTTGGTCACCCTGACTTTTCAGGGCTTTCTCAACTACTTCTTTGATCTGGTCTATGGTAAGAGTCATTGATCCTCTCCTTGGGGGATAATTCTTAATAGGTATTCTTATAATAGGTCATATATGTCTGTTGCTCAAGCTCGAATACCTAATAGGTTACAAATCCCTGATCGGAATTGGCACAGGAGAAGGTCCCCAAGTAGCATTAGGTTTCACCTCAAACATCTGGTCAAGCCCCATCCCATCTTGATAAAGTTGCTGTCTGCCAGGTCCGAGAATTTCTATCTGATCGCCTGGGTCTAGCCCACTGAACCAATCGGTTGCGGGTTCCCATTGGAGAGGTTTAGCGCCCTCAACATCAGGAATAAAGGTGCATCGATCTTGGGGGTGAAGCTCTGCATCGTAGGCTTGGTCAAGCGTGTAAAAAGTCCCATCCAATTGAATGCACATAAAGCAGGTGTTCAATAGACGTGCCGATATGCGCCTTACACCCACGACCACCCCAGATTGCTCATACGTTTGAAGGCTTGAGGTTCGAAAGGCACGCATGGATTGATCTCTCGAGACAAGCAGAATGTGATTGAGAGAATTCGTCAACCCCAATCGAGATGCTGTTTTCGCAATCAGCCTAGGATTTATTCCTAATGCGATCTGCGTTTTGAGTGCTTCTGTCAGGCCATCGCTTGCCAAAGGATAAGCTTTCGCAAGCAGCTCAGCCAAGGGTTTCCCCGCTCGAGATTGAGCAATTATATTTTCGATAGCACCCGTTGGCAACACCGCGAAGGAGGCCATCACACCAGGAACTTCATCCCCAAACAATGCGGCCATTGTTATGGAGGATTCGCTTCCGAGATGCGCTACCTCACGAAACAGCGCATCAAGCTCAGGTGTCCACTCACTCTCGAAAAGGCTGATGTAGGCCTCCATCTGCCCCAAAAGAGCTTGATATTGTGCCGATCGCACCAAAGATGAGTAAGCCAGCGTACCCTTCGCTTCATACCGAGCAAGCATGGCAAGAAGATCTTCCTCAATTGCGTTTTCGATCAACACCCACGAGGCCGTGAGATCGGCAATAACTGCTGCCTCATTAGCCATAGCTGCATCTCTGAACAGCCTCGAGGTAGTCGCATATTCAGAGAACTCTGGCATTAGGCTTCATCTTTCCTCACTCGCTTTCCTTTACGTCCTATCATTTTCCCAAAAACATAGGGCGCAAGTATTCCAAGTGAAAGATTATTGTACTCACAGAAATCCCAAAGAGCTTTCCAAAACTTATTCATCACCCTCTTCGTCTAGATCGGGATTGCCTGCATCAAACTTACCTCGAGTTTCTTGAATAGCTGATGCTAAAGAAGTAAATCGATCTTGAGTGCTTTTCAACTGCTCTTTCTCAATTTGGGCTTCCTCTGTCTCAACGTCCTTAGTGCCAAGCTCTGACATTCCGGCTCTTCGAGATTGAAGCTTCGCATCCACCTTATCGATAACCATCTTCACTTCGTCCGGACCTGGGCGGCCAAGATTTAGCTCTGTTTGAACAGAGACGTTCAAACTGTTGAACATATCTGGCGTACCGGAGAAAATGCCAACCATCTTCAGCACCGTCTCGAACACCCAAGTCAACGCCTGCTCAACCTCATGTTGGGTATCCTCAAGGGATGCTTCGTAGTCGAACCGAGATTCCATTCTGCTCTTGCCTGAAAGATTGGCCTCGCCAACCGTGAGAATATGGGATTGTTTGGCTTCCTCAAGTATTTGCCTGTAAATCTCCTCTCGAGATTCGATGAATGTTTTTGTTTCGACAGGGTTGCGATAAACCACTTTCGGATCAGCAATATGTTCATCGCCATCAGCATCTTGATACGTGACGCCTTGGATAAAGGCAGTAGCACCAGGACCGAGCTCAAGATCATCCGGAATGAAGTCTTCCTCACCTGTCACTTCGTTTAATTGCGTAACACCCGGGAGTTGAGCGTTCAAAAGAATGCGTTCCAAGAACCCTGCCTGAACGACATTCCTGCCCATCATCGTAAGTATCATATTCAGTTGCTTTTGAAGCTGTCGAACTGAATCGCTCACCAATCGAGGCACCTGAATTTCAAACATTGTTAGCTTCCCGCCCATCTCAATTTTTATCTCATCAAACTCACCCTTTGGGTCGTAATCCGCCTCGATAATTCGAATATGGGTCATTTCATCTTCGTCAACAAACACGATCTCGCCAGTGTGACCAACACCTTCGATCTCAGCAGTATCAGGGTCATCAGCATCGATGAGATAAATTCCATACTGGGTCATGGCATTATTATCGAGGCCAACGGTTGCCTGATCTGCTTCCGGTCCCAACAGGAATATTTTCTTCAACGTCTCTCCTGGCTCAGAGGTCTCGATAACTGCTGTTTCTCGAGCTGCCCCTTTTTCGTCTGTTGCCTCCGTAGAGACCTCAGTTAAGAACTTCGAGGGGATGAACAATCGGAGAGGTCCACGATCTGTTAACAACGCTCTTTCGATAGCAGACTTGATGACTGTGAGCGGTGAAGATAAAGCTTCTTCGCCAGCGACAAGACCTTGGCTACCATCCCACCAAGCACGAATAATCTCCTCTGCTTCAACCTCCAAAGGGGACGGAGTTATTTCTTCCGGCTCTCCACCTTCCGGTGGATCCTCGGGTGGATCTGCATTCTCGAGCATATCTGAGGTCACTTTCCAGATCGGGTCATTACCAAGGACACCAGCAACATGGCGGGAAACGATCTCACGCACAACATTCTTCGAGACAAATGCCCGCTTGATATCTTCCATCATTTGGGAGGCGCCTGGGTCTTTTTTATCCAGTTGGGGTCCTACCCACCCGGCGGCATTCATCCAGTGATCGCCTGCGAACAGAGTCATATTCTCAATGAACCAAGTCTCATTGGTATTTGGGATTTCCTCCAACAGTTTATCCGGAGGAAGTGTAGTTATATCTTTCGGCATAGGAAACTCCTTTAGTTAGTTCTAATCACTTTCGAGCCTTTCCGCTTTTTCTTTTGCCTCTCTTCCTCCCTCAACAACCTGGTCAAAGCCTGAGACATCGAATCTACTCTATCATCAAACGCACCATTTGGGAACACAGTTTGTTCCTCAATCCAATCGGGAACCCAATCGGCAATCAAGGGGTGAGGTAAGAACACATTACCTGCTTCGATAGTAGGCGCAACCGCGTTTGCCCTGGATTCTTTCCCGCCCAAGGGATTCACTGCAACAAGGCCTGACACTTTTGATCGAAGATAACTGATGACCGCAGGACCGTTCGCTTTATCCTCTACCAGCTTCAAACGTGCCCTTGGAAAAAGATTGGTCACATTGAGAACAGCCTTCACTGTTTGAGTAAACGATAGCCTGGCTCTCACCTCATAGAGGAGAAACTTCTGAGCAAGCTTTCGAGCCCAAACCTGACCAACAACAAAATCCGTGCCAGTGGTTTCTTTAAATGTCATATCCCAAGATTGCAATAACTGATTAAATGTCTTTGGAAGCACGATGACTGGCACCTCGATAAATAGCCCATCCCCCAACTTCACAATAACAGGTGGGAGGTGCATGTCCTTGGGTTGCCAGTACCGCCACCATGCACGTTTGAAGACATCGCCTTCCTCCGGTGCAGGTCGTTGCTGTAATTGCCCCGCTGATATTCGACTGCCGAGATCGATTTTCCACTCAGAAATAATATGCTTAGGAAATCGCTCCGACCAAAGAAGCTCATTAGGTTGTGTCCTTGGGTCTCGAAATCCAATACCCGTGAACGTCTTATCACCTTCGTACTCAGCAGGAAGTTTCAAGTGCTCATACTGAGAGCCACCTTCCTGCATCTTCTCAAGAACGTGGCCTACAAGATCGGCTTCGTGAACCCGCTGCATAATAATGACCTTGTTGCCTGTGATCGGGTTATTCAAACGGGTAGTCATAGTGCCGTCCCACCATCCGGTCACAGTAAGACGTTGAAGCTCAGACTCAGCCTCTTTTATCTTATGCGGGTCATCAACTACCAATGTATCCCCACCCTCACCAGTGGCTGCTCCACCAATTGTAGTGGCGTACCTATGCCCCGATTGGTTGTTCACGTAAAATGATTTTTGGTTCTGATCTGATGTGAATTTGAATTTGTCTCCCCACCGTTCCTGATACCATCTCGATTGCATAATGTTACGGCTCTTGACCGAATCTCTGATCGCAAGACTGGATGAGTAAGAGGAAAAGAGCCATTGATGCTCAGGCATCCAGGTCCACATCCAGGTAGGCCAAAAGACCGATACGGTCAAGCTTTTCATGTGCCGAGGTGGAATGTTGATAATTAGATTCTGGATATCCCCAATTGCCACAGCTTCCAAATGCTCACAGATCGCATCGATGTGCCAATTTGGAATGTATGGTCTTCGAGACTCAACCAAAGGCCATGCCCCGGTAGTATATTTTCGAAGGCCTACGAAGTTAACTTCCGTCAGGAGTGCGTCAAGATATCTCTTCTGTCTTAGCCCCAAGGAGTCTATCAACACGCTCTTTCCGTTCTTCGTCGGTGAGGCTAACGTCTTCGTACTCGATTTTTCCTCGCCACTCTGTAATATCCTTGAAAGAACCATGGTGTCTTCCTATATGAACTAGTGCGGCCATTTGGTCGTGCCATTCGACATCAACACCGCCTCGTGAAGTCTGCTTAATCTTCTTTATCAGATGACTAAAACCATCCTCTTGCAACTTATCTATATCAATTTTCATTGTATAACCAGCGAACTCTTTGTAAAACTTCCCGTCTTTCTCCCGAACTCTGAAAGTCTCAGTGAGCTTAACGTACTTGGTCATATCAAACCCTCTGGCCATTTGACCAAGACGGACTAACACCTCATTTGAACCCATAACAACATCGTCTAGGCGTTTTTCAATTTCAGACTTAATATGAGGTTTTCTGAGGTTTTCGTACCCTACAGATGCAAGCGTAACATCATTACCAGCATACCCCGCCAACCTAGAAGCTTTAGTTGCATTACCAACTCGAAGACCGTGAAAGCCCTCTTCCCCAATGGATTGTAAATAATATTCTACAAACAAGTTTTGCTTGAATGAAAGCTTCCTAGCCATTATGACACCCCACCATCATCTTGCGTTCGGGAGCGGCGCCTGAGTTTTGCCCCCTCAGGTACAGAAAAGTTAGTAAAGTTCTCTGTAGCCTCTTGAAGTATTGCATAAATGAGAGAGCTTCGAGACGCATTCGCTTCAATACATGCCCCCTCGATTGCCTCAAGCTCAGTAGCATATATCAAAACCATAACCACCTGATCCCTCTTCTGAGCTTCTCGAGGAAAGAGATCAGATGGTTCGTTATTCACCTTTTGGTGCATAGACCGATTCCTTATCGGGTTAGTAGCTGAATACTCCCAAAGTAACTGAGGTGATAGCACTCAGATCGAATTGCACCATCCCATTTGCATTATTGTACTTCTCAGGCGGGAATGGGCCGATCTTGGTGCGATCAGTGGCAGGTACTACAACCACCCGATCACCAATTGCTTGGCCATCGACCAAACCAGGGGTAATGATAGTCACGTTGATCGGAGAAGCATCACCATTGACTACCTCAATAAACTCTTTCCCCGAATTGGGGAACTCATGGCCACCCACATCACCTGCTACTAGGGTAGCAGCTTCATCATAGCCATTACGATCAATTTCAAAAACAACTTCTACTGCATACGTCATGATAGACCTCCAAGTCTACTCGTCAATTTCTGAGGTCTCTTCTTTCTCAGCAGGAGCCTCACTATCGTCAGGAGTATCAGTATCCTCTACAGGTTCCTTCGCAGGTTTCTCAACCTTTTTCTCAGCCTTCGGAGTTTTCTTCTTGGTTTTCGAAGAGGACTTCTTGGCCTTCGCAGGCTTTTTCTCAGGTTTCTCAGCGCCGTCTACACTAACAGAGATTTCTGCATCATCGGGGACAGTCTCTTCGACTTCCGAATCTGAGCTTAAAGCATGAGTGTCCTCCCCGGAGGGAGGCGTTCCTGCATCATCTTCAAGTTTTTCGGCCGATGTGGGACCAGGGCATTCCCCTAGATCAACGTCATCATGACCTGCACCACAATAAATACACGGGTCCCATAAGTGAGCACCTGAGAATACCTGTTCTGTGGTGCTCTCTTTGTCTGCCTCAACTTGTTGAGGCAGAGCACCTTGTCTATGCGCAATCTCATTCTCTTCAGGAGCCAGATTTGGGTCTTTGACCACTTCGGCAAGATTTTCAACTACAGCTTCTAATTTCTCCTTAGCCTCCTCTACTGTTTCGGCAACTACGGTCACATCTGCCGCAACATTTGTTTCGGGAGCCAACTCTGGACTTTCAGGGTCAAGCTCATCTTCCGATTTTTCTTCGGAGAACCATTCCTCTTTGATTACTGGCGGCAACTCGGGAGCTTGAAGCACAGCCTTTTTCAGCTTCGTTAAAGCATTTGCGTTCAACGCATCGAGACCTCCACCCCTGATAAGAACAGCCCGAGAATCATTGGCAGGTAGAACTAATACCCGCAAGGGTTTATCCTCATCGAAGACTTCAACTTCTCTGGTTACTTCTTTGACACGATATGACAGTGACATTTTGTACCTCTCTCTTTGATAGGTAGTTGACAAAGTACGCTAGGGGTTCTTTCCTCCTTAGAGTTATTATCGAACCCCTAACATAAGCCGGAGTGAGGGAATCGAACCCTCATTGCCGATCTCCGGTAAATTATTTAATCTCTTTTTGGGTGATAGATATCTACAACAAGTTCACCACCAACAGCAAGAGGAAGGAAGAGAGGCACTTTTGGATGGTCACGAATCTTCTTGCCCATAATGGTCTGCTCCCACATGACCATAAAACCATGATTGCCTCCATCAGCAAAGAACGGACGACAGTGCTCTGAGAACTTGACATCTTTGTAAACGCCATTGCCTTCACCCGGTATTTCCCTCGGACTTTTCAGAACCATAACGACTGTATTTTTCTTAGGTCCGATTCGGGGATCATCCATCCCTAAGATCGTGAGAACGTGGGGACCCAATGGAGCTTTTTCTGTGGGCGAATTCCTGCCAATCGACTTCTTTAGCCATACTCGTTCCCTTCCTGGATTCGGGGTGACTTTGAGATAAGCTACTTTCATCCCACCGATTTCTTCTGGCCAGGTTGCTTCAGTAGGATGGTTCTTCCAATTCTCAGGTGATAAATCAGGGTCACCACCATTACCCCCGTTCCCGCCGTTGCCCCCGTTCCCGCTACCACCCCCGGTTCGAAGAATACCCATAAGCTCGAGAAGAGAAACTAACAAGCCTTGGATTGTCTTCACGATACTGATTGCTGCATCCCATATTGGTTGCATGTCTGTACCTCCTACTGCTCACATTCGCCTATAAAATGCCATTCCCCACCATAATTTCCAGGCAAGACTGAAGTTGCCCAAAGGATGTGGTAACCTGGGTCCATACCATCATTCGTCCCATCCATAAAGACAATGAGTTGAGCAGACCCAGTTTCTTCATGCCAAATCTTGACAACAATGGCGGGTCTACACTCACCTTTTGAAGGACCGTCACCCAAAATATAATGCACAATCGAACCAACTAACAAATTCATGACATTCTCCTTTATTTCTAATCATCTTGGCACTCATTATTGGAGTGCCTGCTCTCGTAATTCAACATTTTGTTGGGGAACAAGATAACGAGGAAGAGTTGAATTGCTTCTCTCATCAACCAGTAAGGAACCCGGAATGGATTCCACCAGCTTAGTCCCTTGACCACCAAGTGGCAACCATTTCTAAAATAAATCGCAAATCCTATAAACCATTTCATGTTAGACCTCCTTGGGTCTAATAGTTGAAAAATGCCTCGGTGAGCCGAGCCTGATGATTATGAGTACTTTCACTCATCTATCTCTTTGGTGGGGTTCACCTCAACACGAGTACCAATCGTGCTACTCAACCGAGGACTAGGATTAGGCTGTTACTACAGATTCTGTTTAGGCCTCCGTGGTAATCAAGACGGAGCATCCAGGAGAGTATCCTCTCCAACTCCACTGCGGTAACACCTGTGCCTTCATTCGGCAGGGGTGGATTCGAACCACCGTCAAAACTTTAGGAGCAGTACTCCTACCACGACCTTTCGAGGCCTGCCGACAAGTAGCGAGGACGGGACTCGAACCCGTGACCTTCTGGTTATGAGCCAGATGAGCTGCCGCTGCTCTACCTCGCGTAATACGTCCATTATATATCATTAATTGTGTCCAAAAGGGATGGTTGCCATTTTAATTTGCAAATTAAACAACAAACCTCCTTGAGGTGAATGCCGGATTTCTTTTTGTACCTGGACAAATTAGGATGTGTTTTCATCTTTTAAGTTGTCTGGCAAACATAGAACAAATTCTGAGCAGCCTCCCCCACAAATCGAGCCATAATCAAAGATAATAAAGTATTATCTGTGAT